CCTCATCGTAGTCAGAAGGTGACCAGGACCGATCCGACCAGGCAAGCTCGACGCAGGCTTCGGCCCAGCGTCGGCGCCACAACTCGACGTCTTCCTGAGGGAACCACGCCGAGGGCACCTGCGACCAGCCCTCGGGGAGAGGCCCGCGACCCACCACGGGCAAGGGAGGCTCTTCTGCCTGTTCGAGATAGAAAAGCTCCCTATTCCAAAGACCTAACGTCTTCAGACTCTCCTCGCCAACAGCTAACCCCAACCCACGTGTAGCAGACCGCCTTGACGCGTGCAAAGCCTTCTGGTTAAGGTCGAGAAACAGGTCACGAACAACGACCGATCTCCGACGACCGTACCCAGCGCAAGCTGAATAGTATCTACCGTTCAGCGAGCAAATCTGCTCGGAAATACTTCCTGAGGGGAAGAGGGCCGATGATCGGACAAAGCCGATCAACTTAGCCCCCTCAGGACACGCCCAGAAAGGCGTGGAGTTCAGGGTAAATCCACGACGGTGGATAAGCGTCTTACCCTTACTTAAAGTAAGTCCGCCCTTAGCTACATTACGCTCCCAACGAGAACACTCATCGGGCGTCGCACGAAAAACGATATCGTCGCCATTGATTCGGACCGGCACAGGCCGTCGAATCGAATACCGAAACGTAATGTAGTTTACCAGGCACAACATGGGAAAAGAGGTTAGCTGCCCCATGAGCTGTCCTCGTCGTTGTACAACGACTCGACCAGACTCACCAACTAGAGCAGATTGGTAAGTCTGCAGAGCGTGTTCAGCCAGACCATGTGGGACGGTCCAGCTCTGCCCTAACAGCTCTCGAAGAAGTTCTTGCTGGAGAACCGAGTTAAGATTGTCAGTAGCGCTTTCGTAATCGCCACTTACGAAGATCTCACCCTCCACAGGAGTGAAATCTACGAATCGACTCGGCTTCGCGTCTCCACGCAACAACCACTTGAACTTGGAAAGGTGCGAGTACATGGCTTTGTGAAGCGGACGGAGAGCATTGTCAACCAGAGGAGGTATCGAAATGATCCGCCACTTTCCCCCCGTCTCTATAGCCTGTACTCTAGAAACCCCTCGGGTGCGACCAGTAACCGACTTCAAGACATAGGAACAGAAATCCGCACGGGACTCCCATTCCTGTTCAC